CGTCAGTTGGTCGAGGGTGATTATACTCTGGAGGTCGAGGGTAACTATCATCAATTCGTACGTGGAAATCGCGAGCATAAAGTAGGATCGAACGATCTTCTTGAGATCGGATCCGATCAGTCGATCAACATTGCATCAAAACAGTCGATACACACCGGATCGGATCAGACTATACTCGTCGATGGAAATCACACAGAGACGATCGGCGGTACATCCGGACAGACGGTCAAAGGCAATCGAACACAGATCACAACGGCGGACTCGTCGGAGGTAGTGACTGGTAACGAGTCTTTGCTTACGGTCGGAACACGACTCGTGACTACCGAAGGTAAACATCGACTTGAGTCGGTTGCCAATATTGAGTTTGATACTGATGATGCAGTAAACGTTGTTGCTCCGTCTAATGTTAACGTAACCGGCGATGTAATTGCCGATGGTATTAGTCTTAAGACTCATGTACATAGTGATGTAGAGAGTGGACCGAGTAACACAGGACAACCGGTGTAATCAATTATGGCTTCGATCTTTGACTCACTCTGTGGTGAATCCGGACTTGTCAATCAGATTACTGAGACACAAAACGAGATTCGACAAGCGGTCACAGCGGGTAAGAACGCGATCAACTCGGTTAAGTCTTTTGCCAACGAGGTTGAGACACTTGCCGATGCGATTCAGAATCAACCTGGTGTGGTTACACGTCGTCTGCAGCAGGATATATTCAATCTTTTGTCTGCAGAGGCTCTCACCGATCCTACGGGTACTCTGGCTCAACTCCTGGAGATACGTGATGCATATCAAGACGCCGGTCCGGCGATCGATCGTATCGTAGAAAACGTGGAGCAGTTCATTAAGGATCCGCTTAACACTCCACTGAATCTCTGTAAGGACGTACCCAACATCGTTAAGTTTGGTGACGAGGTGCGAGAACTTGCGCAACCTGGTGTCATACCGGATAAACCACCCGTGTTACCATCATCAGAGGATCTTACAAAAACGGTCGGTGAGTCCATCGAGACCTTTCCAAGGTTTCCCACTCGAAGCATTTCTGAGGCTCTGGAAGAGGCCGGCAGATACGCCGATGAGATCGGTCCCGGTGCCGCGCAAGAAGCTGCTCTAGCCGAATAGAGAGTATAAATAAAAGTATGGCTGATCTATCAATTCAAGCTCGAGCTAACGATTACTCGGACGTCGACTTTTCGTTTCGTCTGATTCCGGTAACCAATGCGTTGGCACTTAAGAAAGACGAGGAAGCTGTAAAGCAGTCGGTCGTGAATATACTATCGACTGATAGAGGTGAACGTCCGTTTCTTCCGTTCTTTGGTGCCAACATTCGATCGTATCTATTTGAGAACTTTGATAACGTAACCGCTAGCCTGGTAGAAGAACAGATTCGTACGGCTCTTCAAAACTTTGAGCCGAGAGTCAGAGTCACAAACGTTCTGGTTAATGCAAGACCCGACAATAACTCATTAAGAATAACACTGGAGTTCGACATCATTTCGCCTAGAGAAGTTTCAACGAGTGTCGACTTTGTAGTTGAGAGATTAAGATGAGCAGAGAAGAAAATCGCCTTAACGTATCCGAACTTGACTTTCGAGAGATTCGTGAGAATCTTAAGGATTTTCTCAGATCACAGGATACACTTCAGGACTACGACTTTGAGGGTTCTGCGATCTCGACGATCGTAGATCTTCTATCGTATGTGACTCACTACAACGCTGTGAACGCCAATCTTGGTATCAACGAGACGTTTCTCGATACTGCTCAGTTTCGTGGTTCGGTAGTCGGACATGCAAGACAGCTCGGATTTACTCCGAGATCCGCAGCAGCCGCAGTTGCTTTTCTTGACATTACAGTAAACGATCCGTCTGATACCGATCTTACACTTCCTCGAGGACATCGTTTTAAGGCTAAGATCGGCAACGAAACATTTAACTTTGTGACCGATCGTGATTATAATACGGAGACGGCAAGTTTCTCGAACGTAAAGATACTTCAGGGTAATTTTAAGACGATCGAGTTTGACTTTGACACGGAGTCGAACGAAAAGTTTGTGATTCCGGATCCTGACGTCGATACAACGGCGCTTCGAGTCGAGGTATTCGATTCAAGAACTTCTTCGACATCGACCGTGTTCAATGAGATAAAGGAACTGGTCGACGTACAGGCCGATTCAAATGTATACTTTCTTGCAGAGAATCCCGCCGGTTTCTTTGAGATTTCGTTCGGTGATGGTGTTATTGGCACGGCTCTTAAGAACGGTAACTTGATTCGTGTCGAATATCTCGTCACAAAGAAGGGTGCTGCAAACGGTGCGTCGGTCTTCTCTTCGATCGATGCAATCGAGGGTAATACCGATCTCTCTATCACGGTGAATCAGAACGCAAGTGGCGGAGACGAAAAGGAATCAACGGAATCGATTCGTCGTAATGCTCCGTTGTCGTATGCGGCTCAGAATCGAGTGGTCGTACCGCAGGACTACGACGCAGTTGTAAGAGAGAACTTTCCGAACCTCGATTCGATTAAGGTCTGGGGTGGCGAAGACAACGATCCTCCCAAATATGGTAAAGCCTTCGTATCGATTAAACCGAAAGACGCTCTTATTCTCACTGAAGAGGAAAAGGCCACCGTTCTTGATGATATCATTCGACCAAAGAGCATGCTGACGGTCGATACCGAACTCGTCGATCCAGAGTTTCTATTCATCACTCTGGAGGTGTTCTTTAAGTTTGATCCGTCTCTTACGAATCTGACTAAGACACAGCTTGAGAATAAAGTCGTCACTGCGATCGAAAAGTTCGATGAGGAACAACTAAGAAAGTTCGATCGAGTTCTTAGATACTCTCAGCTTCTTTCGGTTATTGATAATGCGGATCCCGCTGTGCTCAACTCCTTTGCTCGAGTCCTGGTTCAAAAGAGATTCGTACCGCGTCTTAATGTCGCTCAGACGTATGAGCTTGAGTTTTCCGTTGACTTATTCAAGAGCTTTGGTACACGTCCAGTCATATTTCTTTCGACTGAGTTTACAACCAAGGGATTCACGGATTGTCGATTTACGGATGTTCTGAACAACGATGGAACACGAAGAGTTCAGATCGTTCGTGGTAGCGCAGAGAGTCCGCAGGTCGTTGTCGATAATGCAGGAACAATCGAAGGAAGTAAGATCACTCTGGTCAACTTTCAGCCAGAGAGATTCGAGGGATCAACGATCGTGATCGAGTGTATACCTAACTCGTACAACGTGTTTGGAAAAAGAAACACGATTCTAACGATCGACTGTGGTTGTCCTCAGTTTAAGATCGAAGGATCCGTGGATACATTTGCGACCGGCGCAGAGTATGCAGGAGATACCTACGAGGTAGCACCGAAGAATGCCGACATATAATAACAACGAGAATAGATCGAGTCTTGCACCTCACGTAGACTCGATTATTGACTCTTTTGTACCAAGTCATATTCAGGCTAACTTTCCTGAGTTGATTGCATTCATACGTGCGTATCTTGCGTACCTGGAGGAATCAAATCTTTCCGGTTACTATCAGAACACTCTGCAGAATCAGAGAGACGTGCGTCTGCAGGACCAGGAGTTTCTTCGACGCATCGAAAAAGAGATCGGACTGTTCGTTCCTCGAGACTATGAGGCCGATCCTCGACTCTTCTACGATCGTATCTCTGACCTATGGAGATCAAAGGGTACCGAAGAGGGTCTAAAGCTCTTCTTTCGACTCTTTCTAAACGATCCGGTTCAGATTCGTCTTCCGTACGAGCAGGTTCTGATACCATCCGACGGTCGTTTTGTATCAGAAGACAAGATTCGTGTTTCCGTTATCTCTGGCAACGGCGAGGACTTTGGTGGAAAGAGAATCGTACAGCTCGATACTTTCGCGGAAGCAGTTGTGTCAAAGGTGGAGCGACGCGTCTATTCTGACGGAATCATATTTGAGTTTATACTTGCAAGAGGCACATCTGTAGGCACGTTCAATGAAAAGAGTGTAATCGCTCTTGCTGACGATTTTGATACACGCGCCGAGGTGTATCGATCAGTAACAAATCTTAAGATCGTGAATCCAGGCACCGGATATAAGCGCGGAGACTTCATTACTCTTAACGGAAAAGAAGGCGTTACGTTCACCGCTTATGTCGATACGATTAATGAGACCGGTGGAATTACATCAGTAAGAATCGCAAACAACGGATCGGGAAATACTCCGAATCACATAAAAGAAACCAACGAAACGGAAGAGTACTTTCTTGAAGACTTTCTTCTATTCGAATACGACACGAACAATCAAGTAGGACCCAGTACTCTTGATTTTAATGTCGATACCATTAATGGATCCGGTGCAGATTTTGAAATTGAGTTTGGTTCATTCATAAAGACCGCCGGTCGTTATGTCGGTGTGAAGGGTCAACTCTCTGAGTCTATTGTTCTACAGGATTCGTTCTTTTTTCAAAAGTACTCGTACGAGGTTCTTACGAACTTTCCGATCAATCGCTGGCGAGGACCGATTAAGAAAACCGTCTCACCGGCGGGAACGATTCCTTTTGCAAACATACGAGTGTCGGATCAATTGGATCTTGCAGTCGAGAGTGAATTATTTTCATCGATCACGATACCCGGAATATATAATATAGAAGTTACTGATACTCTAAGCGAAGACGTTCTTGGGTTAATTCAAGATTACAACGATAACTTTTATTTTGCCGACGATTACACCGGATCTATCGTTATCGAAGAGACATCGTCCGTAGGAACGACCTCAGAGACCGACACGTTTACAACAGAATCCATTGACTAGGAATAACTGCCATGGCCGTAACAGGTGTTGCAAATAACTTTAGAATTCGTAATGCAAGAGATCTAATTGAATTCGTTCAATCAGACGACAATCAACTGTATGTTTTTCTTGGTCGTACGATCGAGTGGCCGGACGAAGAGAATCCTCCTGAAGCACAGAATGATTTTCAGGAGATTCTTGAGGCTCGACGCGATCTTAATGGTATACGTGAGATCGGTCTTACTGATATTATCGCAGGACTAAGAGAGATTCGTTATCAAAGCGGTGTTGTGTTTGATCAATACGAAGACGATACCGATCTTACGAATAAAAACTTCTATGTGCTGACCGACCAGTTCAACGTATATAAGTGTATCTCAAACAACAACGGCGCTCCCTCGCAGGTTCTTCCGACGCATACGACGTCTGACATTCCTCTTGAGACCGATGGATACAAGTGGCGCTATATGTTTTCGGTCACGACGTCACTGCTTCGCAAGTTTATCGTTCCGAACTTTTTTCCTTTGAATGACGATCCTAATGTTCTTGCACCAACAAAGCCTGGCACAATTGACAATCTTCGTGTTGATGTGAGTGGGTCAGGATTTCCTGCTAACGCATCCGTTGCCACAGGCACCGAAATACCTGTGTTTATTCAGGGCGACGGAGATCAGAACTCGAGTGCGACAGTTAATATAAGTACATCACAAGGACAGATCGTTTCAATTGAATCGTTTGATGATGAAGGATCCAACTATCCGTTCGCTCCTGAGTCAAACATACCGATCGCGTTTCGTCAGCTTAACGGAACTACTCTTGATCAAAGTGCTTATGGAATTGCTTCTACGAATCCATCGGGTCAAATTGAAAATGTTGAGATCATCAATCGTGGGAGCAACTATTCTGACGGTACGGCCAGTGTTGTTCAGTCGTCCGCTCTTGCATACGCTGAGACAAACTCCGAAGGAGAGATCATTAACTCTGATGTACCGACTGGAAGAGAGGGCGAAAACTTTACTCGCGCCGAGGCAATCATCGTTTCCGAAACCGGATCCGGTGCCGCTCTTAAACCAATCATCTCACCGCTCGAAGGGCATGGATCCGATCCCGCTTCCGAGTTGTTGGCCAACTTTGTTCTGATTAATCTAAGACTTTCTGGAGAAGAGGGATTTCTCGGTGACAGTAACTTTCGTCGAGTAGGACTGTTCGAGAATCCTAAACAGTACGACTCGCAGCAGTCCGATGGATCGTTTCTTGATTTTACCGATACGATCGGAGACGCAAGATTTACTCTGACACTGTCAAATGGAGACAATACGATATTTAACGAAGGTGAAAAGATTGTTGGACAGACATCCAAAGCGATAGGTATTCAGACGAATCTCTTTGAGACCGATAAGATTCGTACCGATATCGATAACTCCTTATCGTCTGATATTGAATTCGTCGTAGGCGAGGATATCGTCGGTGTTGATTCGGGAGCTCAAACCGCAATTTCTTCAATCAGTACTCCTGACATTGAAAGATATAAGGGTGAGATTCTTTATATAAATAATCGAGAAGTTGTTGAGACCCAGAACGAACAACAGATCGAAACGATTACTCTCGTTCTAGAGTTCTAATTATCATTAAGGAAAAGATTCGAAATGACGCTTAATTTTAATCGTTCGCCATTCTTTAACGACTACGATGAGGACAAACAGTTCTATCGTATTCTCTTTCGGCCGGGGTTTGCCGTACAGACACGCGAACTGAACCAGCTTCAGAGCATTCTTCAGAATCAGATCAGTCGATTCGGCGATCATGTGTTTGAGAACGGATCGTTGGTTATTCCTGGATCAGTAAAAGTCAACGGTGACATCGACTACGTTCGTATACAGGAGGGATCACTCGTAAGTTCTGATGATTCCGTATACGAGGGTGCAAGAATCGAGAACTCCGCCGGAGTGGTAGGAACCATCGCGACTCTTTCGCGTGCTGAAGACGGAGATCCGATCACCTTCTTTTTCACGTTTAAGACCGGCGGATCGTTCTCGCAGAACGAGACTCTTACGATTACATTTTCTGACGGATCGACCACAACCGAAGACGTCACAGTAGAGAATGCTTCTGGTGCTCTGGGTAAGGGTACGATCGTATCAGTTGAGCGCGGTGTTTACTTCATCAATAACGAGTTCGTTCTTGTTCGACCGCAGAGTGTTATCGTTGAAAAGTATACGCCGATTGAGGATATTCCCGGTGATATTTCGGTCGGGCTTCTTACTGAAGACGTTATTGTTACTCCTGAAGAAGATGAGACACTTCTTGATAATGCTCAGGGTACATTCAACGAGACCGCGCCGGGTGCTTATCGATTCAAACTTGATCCTACACTCGTTCTAAAAAGTAGTCTCTCAAATCTTGAGGACTACGTCGAGATCGCACGAATCGTAAACGGAGAGATCGCACGAGAGGCTCGCGAGTCGGAGTACTCAGTTCTCGGAGACACTCTTTCTCGTCGTACTTTTGAGGAATCCGGCGACTACGTCATTAAGAACTTTAACATCGGAGTCGAGCCTCATCCCACGGACGACACGAAGCTGCGTCTAGAGTTCGAGCCAGGTAAGGCATACATTCGTGGGTATCGTGTCAATATTACCAACACGACACGAGTCGATCTTGATAAGGCTCGTACTACCGATAACGAAGAAGACGTCCTTGTGCCTCTTCAATTCGGTGATTATATCCATGTAAAGACACTCTTTGGGCATCCAGAACCTTTCACCGAAGTCAAACTTTATTCAGACTCGACGCTTAACTTTACAAACAATGCGCCCGACGAGCCGACCACTCAGATCGGCACTGCAACGGTTAAGGCGGTATCGTTTGATCCAATTCGAAGTGGCGCGGCTGGCGAGACGGTTGTTCGTCTTCATCTGTTTAATTTTAACTTCACCGGATCCAATTCTGTCGAAGATATCGGAACGTTCTATTCCGACGTCAATTCTCCGGCCTTTGCAGGAGAGGTCGAAGAGGCTTCACAAGACGGTTCAGGTCTTACAGTACTTCAGGAAACAGCCGATCAAGTATCGGTTTATCAGATTCCGTTCTCAGAAGTCGAGACCGTTACGGACTCATCGTTTAACTTTTATAAACAGTACGGATCGGTTGTTAGCGGATCATCAGTAACAATCTCGACGCCGGAAGCGGCGGAGCAGTTTCGTGACGAAGTAACCGACTATCTTGTCTATGTAACGAACGTAGTTAGCGGTTCGACTCCTGCAAGTTCTATCGGTGACGTTGGAACTCCGAACGGAGTGTCTCTTTCTGTTGATAACAAGACTGCTACGCTTGACCTCAGTAACTTTGCGATTAATGACAACGATGAGGTCGAGATCTATGCGGTGATGTTTAAGTCGACCGGACTGATTAAGACTAAGACACCGGTTCAGAACTCAACGGTTACCACAGGTTCAAATCCAGGATCTGTGATCGATCTTGGTGTTGCCGATGTGTTTAACATTGTATCGATTCAGGACGGTGCCGGTAACGACTTTACATCGTTCTATCAGCTCGACACAGGTCAGCGCGATAACTTCTATGATATCTCCAAGTTGAATCTTAGACCGGGATTCAGCGCGCCGACAACCGCTCTTACTGTTACCTTTGACTTCTTTAATCATAGCTCTGGCGATTTCTTTACGGCGGATTCCTACGACGCCATTGCATACGAGAACATTCCGTCTTATACGTCGGAGAATGGTCAGACGTTTAGGTTGGCAAACTCGATCGACTTTAGACCGATCGCAAACACTTCGGGTAACTTTACGAACAGTCCCGTTTCGTATGTTCCGGACTCAGAGGCCGTTCTTGACTTTAGTTTTTACCTCCCGCGTCGTGATAAGATCTGCGTTGACTACGAGGGCGAATTCTTTGTCGTAAAGGGTGTTCCGGATCTTGAGCCGGAATCTCCAAAGCGTATTGATAACGCAATTACACTGTACGACATTCGCGTGAATGCCTATACATTTGATACCGACGATCTGGTTGTCGAGCCAGTTAAGCATCCAAGATTTAGAATGAAGGACATTGGCAGACTCGAAGAGAGAATTGAGAATCTCGAATACTTTACTGCTTTAAGTCTTGTGGAGCAGGATGCAATCTCTCGCGAGTTTATTGATAAGTTTAAGACTGGCATTCTCGTCGATTCTTTTACAGGACATCAGGTAGGCAACGCGAGTGAACCGACTTATCGAGCCGCGGTCGATCCTCAAAGGGGTGAGTTGCGTCCGGAAGCATCGACAAAGGCCATTCCACTTGCTGATGATGGTACCGGATCTAATACACAGACGACCGGGCCGATTGTTACTCTTCCTTATACAGAAACGACACTGATAAGTCAGGAGAAAGCAACTAAGATCGAGCGGATTCAGCCGTTCATTAAGTTTACTTTTGACGGTACGATGGAACTTAATCCGCCGGCCGATTCATGGGTGTCGACACGCAGAGTACCCGACACCACTCTTGACGGCGGAAACGAGTTTACTAATGCCTTTCGTGCGAATCAAAACAGTCTAGGAACTGTCTGGGGTGCCTGGCGTACGTTCTGGCGCGGTAACACACTTCTTCGCACTCGTACGGGTGAAAGAATTACTCGTACGGAAAGTACAGAGATTGAACGCATCGGAGATCGTGTTGTCAATCGATCTGTGATTCCGTTTATTCGTTCGCGTGTTATCGAGTTCACGGCCACCGGTATGAAACCACAGACCGATCTTATTCCATTCTTTGACAGCGTGGATGTAAGTGAGTTCTGTGCTCCTACTGGCGGAAACAAGGGCGATCAGTTAACGACAGACGCCATCGGATCGATCACTGGTACCTTTGAGATTCCTAATGAAGAGGATAATCGATTTCGGACTGGATCTCGCCAGTTCTTATTAGTCGATTCACAAACAAATCCGTCAACTAATGCGACTGCTACATATAGCGCTCAGGGCATTCTTGAGGATACTTCAACGTTCTTTTTGTCGACCACAATTGTTGATGTCGACGTGTCAAATCTGTCTCAAACTGAGACCGTTCGTACTAGAAGTTCTTCTGGTGGACTTGTTATCCCCGGTGGTCTTGGAGGCCCCGAACAACAACGAACCCGTAGTACTAAAAGTTTTCTGGGCATAGGCCTTGATCCTCTAGCGCAATCTTTTGTTTCAGAATTGGAAAACGGCGCGTTCGTCACATCGATTGATTTGTACTTTGGTCCAGAAGCCGCAGATAACGATTTTCCAGTTACCGTCCAGATTCGTAATATGGAGAACGGATTCCCTGGACCAGAGATTGCTCCGTTCGGAACCGTCACAAAGAATGCTTCCGAACTTGGAAACGGATCAACCGATGCATCAGTCGCGACTCGCTTTGCATTTCCAGCTCCGGTATATCTTGAAGAGAATCAAGAGTACTGCTTTGTTGTTCTTACTGATTCTGAAGTCCTTACTGTATGGGCATCGGAGATGGGTCAGACCGATGTGATAACCGGCGAGAGAGTTGCCCGTCAACCGTTCCTCGGATCACTGTTTAAATCACAG